CCAGCTCTCCGAGAAATCCACTCGGTTGACCGGCGGCCGCTCCGTTCCGTGGAGGTGACGCGAGAACAGAGAGGCGGCGAAGGACGCGATCTGCTTGAGATCGGTCCGCTCGTCGGCGGTCGGCGCCTGACCTGCAGAGAGGAGTTCGGCTATGGAGTGGATTGCCATCGAGCTGGGCTCCAAGCGCTAAAGGGGTGTTTCGACGTCTACTAGAAGAGGCTGCCGGCCATGTTCACGGCCGCGGAGAGTCCGCCCTGAACGACCTTGCCGACCAGGGACATCTTCTCAATGTCGAAGTAGTCGTAGCAGATCTCAATCTCTTCGAAGGCGATCTGGCCGGAGGCCTCGGCGTCAAAGGAGGGACCGGACCAGCTGCTGGGCCAACCACCGAAGAAGTTGAACCGGCAGGATTCCGTCCAGTCGTCCTTGAGCATGACGAGGCTGAAGTCGAGGCGGTCGAAGGACCCAGCCTCGTGGACCGAACGCATCCAGCTGTAGAAGTCATCGTGGGCTCCGTAGAAGCCACGCTTGATCTTCAGCGGCTCGAACTTGGCGCCCTTGATGAGCCGCACTTCGTGGAGGTTGTTACCGCCCTCACGATGCGTGTCGTACTCGGTGGTCATCTTGAGCCCACCGACCTCCTTGAAGTGCACCGAGCGAAGCCCGTTGATCTCCAGGGAGTAGTTGTACGTAATTTCCGGATCGTCGCGGGTCATGCTGTTGAGCATGGTCCCGATGTCCATACCGAACAGCGACATGCCGCCGACCGCGTTGGTCAGCTGCCCGCCGACCGCGCCGCCGACAGCGGCGCCGGCTACGCCACCACTGATGTTCAGTCCAAATGAGCCCATGTTGTCACCTCCAGAGTACGGCTACTCGCCTTTTGTGTTCGGTTCCGTCCCGGGACCGACACTGGGGAGTTCTTGCTGGGGTCTTCAGACCCCACCGGGGAACGACTGTCCCCAACTGTGGAGGGGGCCACCTGGCTAGGCTTCTTCAGCCTCCTCCCGCTCCGCTGACACTCGGAAAACCAAGAATTCTGCGGGCCTGACGGGAGCCACTCCACATTCGACCACCACCATGCCCGCATCGCGGACCTCAGGTGGGTTGGTCTCTGCATCACATTTAACAAAGAACGCTTCTTCCGGGGTTCGACCCCTGAAGTATCCAGCTTTGTAGAGCCTTAGAAGGAACGCTGTGACCTGACGAGTCAGGGTTTTCCACAGGAAGTGCGAGTTCGCCTCGAACACAGACCATTGCAAGCCCTGTTCCACACTCGCGATGATGGCGTTTACGGTCCTCCGAACGTTGATGTAGCGCCACTGAGGGTCGCTTGCGGCCGTCCGAGCACCCCAGATGCGGATGCCCCGACGCGGGAACGACTGGAGACAATTGATCCCAGCCGAGTTCATCATACCCAAATCCGCTTCATTCAGCTCGCGTCCAAGATCAACAACGCCTTTGAGGTCCTCGTTGGCGGGCGCGCGATAGGGGCCCTCGTTGGCGTCGCACTTGGCGATCACGCCGGCCACGTGCCCCGATGGCGGGACGAGACGGACCTCATTGTTGCGATCCTCTACCGCCACCCAGGGGTAGTAGAAGGCTGCGTAGGCAGTGTCGAAGAGCAGACGCCACTGACCGGCGCGGCGATGGTCGATGGGATCGGGAAAGTCCAGGAGCGCAAAACGCGTCTTGAGCCGCGCGCACTGACTGGTCATGGCGTCCTGCACCACCTCGACGTCTTTTTCGGTGCGGAAGCCGGCGCTGTTCTTCAACGCCCACATCAGATCGGGGGCGACCAACAGATCGACCTCGTCGATGGCTTCGAAGGCGGCCAAACCGAATCGCTCGTCAGGACCGATGTTGGCGCCGATGAAGTCTTCCGGGGTGACGGTGAAAACGCCGTCGTTGCCCTGGGTGAGGTTCTGCTCCTCCAGGGCGACGGGATAGTTCTTCGGCAGCTCCGACTGGGAACGGTGGTCTTCCACCGAGATAAGCTCTGAGGCCTTGTTGATGACGCGCGCGAAGTAGCGATCGCTGTTCGGGCTCATCGACAGGTTCTTGAAGGACTCCTTGTCCGTGCCCCAGGTGGCCTCGACGGTAAGCTCCACCGGCTCGATGTAGGTGGGCGCTCCCGACTTGAATTCGTTCTCGAGCGGCCGATTCCAGGAGATGGTTTTGCCAGACAGGTCGGTCACGACCCGATAGGCCATCTTCTCGCCGTCGCGGATGCAGACAATGGTGCCGCGTTCCAGACCCAGCGTGGACTTGATGACCGCGCTGGTGTCATTGGGTCGCAGGTCCAGCGTCAGGAACGTGGAGATGCGCGGCTCCTGCCGGATCACCTGGACCGCCACGTGGTTACCCCACATGCCTTCGTTGGCAGCCCGGATCGTCATCGTCGGCTGCTCGAGCTCGTCGACCACCTTTACATAGGCGGCCCGTGCGACCTCTTCGCGGCGACGGCGCACCAGGTGAGCCACCCGCAGCACGTAGCAGACGCGGCCCCCGTTCTCGAAGAAGCCCTTCACGGCTTCGTCGAGGTAGGTGTCGATCTTCAGCTCACCGTAGACCCGACGAAACTGGGCGTGATCCGTGATTCGCACGGGTCGGTTCGTGGGGCCACGCTCGGCCATACCAACGAACCCGGCAACCCCGGAGGGCCCCAGGGAAATGGGAATGTATCGCTGCTCTTCGGGAGCTTTGTAGACACCTGGCGCTCGAGGGGCACTCACCTGACGACTCCTTGAATGTCTTCACGTGGCGTGTGGTGCGCCAGGACGGCCGCCCTGGCGTTACGCCTTTCGAGACTTGTTGATCTCCTTGTTGATTTCGGAGATCTCACGCACCCAGATCTGCCTCTCACGGTGCTCCATGACCAATATATCATTGATTGGCCAATGGAAGTGATAGGCGATGTACGCTACCTCCTGATAGATGCGCTCCAGGGGGTAGCTTACGATTCCCCCAGGTCAGACCCCAGGTCCACATCGAAGCCGTGGCCGCACGACGGGCACTTCACCTTCACGGCCGAGGTGCCTTCCTCGTTGATCCGGCGGTAGAAGTCCTGGAGGTACGCCAGGTCGGTCGAGAACAGGGCCTCGATGACACCGGGGTTGATGCTCTTGACGTCGCCCAGTCGCTCGATGACGCGCGACAGCAAGATGATGACGAGGTAGGCACGGTTGTTTTGGACGCGGTAGTCCTGCAGCGGGAGGATTTCATCCTTGGCCGTCGCCAGACGCATCACGCCCTTTTTGTGAACGTTGCCCTCTTTGTCCACATAGCCCTTGGGCAGGCTGAACTCGAATTCGGTCTTGAAGGCCATCGTCGTGCTCCTGAGTTGGTTTGGTTGGTCGGACTCTGCTGCAAGTGTTTTGGTTTCAGGGCCATGCACAGATGGCGTGACCCTGAAACGACGAGAGCGAGGCGCCCACAGAAATGTGTTGGCACCCCGCCCTCAATGCGATTACGCCGTAGCGTTTACTCGCTGACGTCGCCACCCGTCGGCATCTGGCCGATACGGAAGATGACGAACTCGGCCGGCTTCACCGGGCACATGCCGATCTCACAGACCAGCTGACCGGCGTCGATGACCTCGGGGGGGTTGGTCTCATCGTCGCACTTGACGTAGAAGGCCTCCTCCGGGGTCTTGCCGAACAGCGCACCCTGGCGCCACAGGCGCATCAGGAAGGCCGTGATGTCACGCGTGATGCGCTTCCACAGCTTGTGGTCGTTGGGCTCGAAGACGGCCCACTGGGTGCCCAGCTCGATCGACTGCTCAACCATGTTGAACAGACGGCGAACGTTGATGTAGCGCCAGCTCGCATCGGAGCTGATGGTACGAGCGCCCCAGACGCGGATACCGCGGTTGGTGAAGGTGCGGATGCAGTTGATGCCCTTGGGGTTCAGGATGTCCTGCTCGCCCTTGGTCACGTTGTAGCGGAGGCCCAGTGCGCCGCGGACGATCTCGTTCGCGGGAGCCTTGTGCACACCACGCTCACCATCGACGCGAGCGTAGATACCGCACATGTAGCCGCTGGGCGGCATGAACACGTTGCCCTTGTACGGGTCGTAGACCTCGACCCACGGGAAGTAGTACGCGCCGTACTTGCTGTCGCGGGGCTTCGGGAGCTTGTCCACGCCGCCCTTCTCGATGACCTCGGGGCTATCGAGGACCGCGAAGCGGTAACGCATGTTCTCGCAGTGCGACAGGACGGCGTCCTGGATGGCCGGGTCGGTCTGACCAGGCGCACAAACGATGTTGATCTCGTCGACGTCGGTGAAGGCGATGAGACCGGTGCGCGTGCCCGGACCGTTGTCCGAACCGATGTAGAGGGCAGCCTTGGAGGCAACCTTCTTGTCTTCGCTCATCGTGCCGACGTTCAGCACGAAGCAACGGCCGCCGCCGTTGTTGAAGAAACCGTACACCGCGTGAGCGAGGTACTCACTGTGCTGGAAGTCACCAAAGTGCTTGGTGAAAGTGCTCCAGTTGGTGCAGAAGACGGGCTCGTTTACGGGCCCGACGGTGCACTCACCGATAAATCCTACGGTGCTGGTGCCGACCATCTCGAGCGGCTTGGTACCGCGATCGACCTCTTCGACATAGACGCCCGGGGACAGGTAGCTGGTCGCCATGGATTGCTCCTCCTGAGGGTTACTCTCTAACTCTTACGTTCACACCCGATGTCCCCGAATCGACCTAGGAATCGGGGTTACGCACAAAGTGCAGGCAACGCCTGCGCTGACTTTGAGTGGGGGTCGAGACGGCGGCCCGGTGGCCCTTACCGCTCCCAACCTCGGTCATGAATCATGACGTCGGTCGGGACACCGCGATGTCCCTGCCCATCACTCGCCTGATCTCCTTGGACTTCCGATCGGATTCGATGCGGAAGCGGACCAAGTAGAATACTGCGGGCCTTAATTCTTCACTGATGCTTCTCCAGAAGCTGAGGACGTCGTTGAAGTCCGCCTGGAGATTTGGATAGACGTTGATCTTGTCACCGGGCCAGAAGCTGTCGCCCTTGAGCAGCTCTCCTTCAATGAAGGGGTGCTCCACCAGCGTCTTCACGGCGAGTCCGGTGAGGAGGTTCTCCTCGCCCGGCGAGTTGCCCCAGACGCTCAAGATGTAGTGAGCCATCATGTAGACCGGCGCGTCGCGGTAGAACTCCACGATCTGCCCGTCTTTGGTGTAGTTGGTGACCAGTGACTTGGTGCGCTCCTTGTACCGGTGGTCGAAGCTGAGGTGGTACATGTAGCAATTGACCGTCGGAAGGTTCTTGATGTTGTCCTTCTTCGGCTTATCAACGGATACATTCACAGTCGTGAATCCGCTGGCCTTGAACGACTCCTCCAAGAGGGCCTTGAGAGTCTCGCCAATGTCCTTGATGACTTCGAACTGGCTCATAAGTCCAGCCACAGGGGGCTAGCCAGAGGTACCGCCGCCTCCTGGATCGGTGGGTCCGCCAGCGGAGGCCTAAGCGCGGCGTGGTTGCTACGAAAACGGCGTGAGTATCGGTGGCTGTTTCGCGTTTGTCAAACGACCCAAGCTGCCTGAATCATTTGAATTTCACACCTTCGCCATAAAAAAGTTTTTGACTTTGGAAGCGCGTCGCCGGCAGGCCCCTGATCGCGGCGCCAGGTCGCGCCTCGCAGGGACCGCACACGCTTAGAAGTCCGGAAGATCGCCGCCGCCGCCGCCGCCGCCGCCACCGCCTTCGGTCGTCTTGACCTCGAGGGTGTAGACGGTCGCTCCGTCGGTGGCCTGCACGCGGACGAACCACTTGCCCTTGGGCAACAGCATCGGGCCCAGCTTCTCGGTCCGCTTACCGTCTTTGTGCTTCATGGTACGCGACTGGGCGGCGGTCATGCCGCGCAGCCGGACCGTAGCCTCGAGGTCGTCCGGGTCGTCCCACCAGATCGTGATGGTCACCTTGCTCTTCTGCGCCAGCTCGAACACGCGCCAATCGGTGTTGTCCGCCTCGGGAGCGCTCACCCGATCATCGACCGGCTTGTCCGTCTCCATCTCGACGGCCCCGCC